CTCAACAGCGGTATAAGGAATAACCAATGCTTGGATTTAGTCCTCTAGCTTCTGCCGCGCTCGCGGATACCGGGGCTGCTTCTGAGCAGGTTATAACTACTGTAGACATTGTTGCAGGCGTACCTACTGTTGCGGCCTCAACGATGTCTCAGGTACACACACTGGCGTCAGTAGACATTACGTCTGGCGTGCCGACTGTTGGCACCCCAGACGCAGATGCAAATCAAGCATTAATTAGCGTTGACATTACGTCCGGCGTGCCGACTGTTGGCACTCCAGACGCAGACGCAAATCAAGCTCTAATTGGCGTTGACATTGTGGCAGGCGTGCCGACTGTTGGAACTCCAGATGTGGACGTAAACCACACACTGGCGTCAGTAGACATTACGTCCGGCGTGCCGACTGTTGGCACTCCAGACGCAGATGCAAATCAAGCTCTAATCGGCGTTGACATTGTGGCCGGAACGCCCATTGTTGCAGTTTCAGACATAGACATAAATTACGCATTAACCAGCGTTGATGTTGTAACTGGCACTCCTACGGTTGCAGCGTCAGCAATGTCTCAAGAACACACGCTGGCGGCAATAGGCATCACGTCTGGAACCCCAACCGTTGCTGACGCTACAACAACAAACGACCAAAATTTAACAGCGACTGACATCGTGGCTGGCGTGCCGACTGTCGGGTCGCCTGACCTAGACCACAAGCACATCCTTACTGGCGTTGACATTGTGACGGGCGTGCCGACTGTCGAGCCTTCCACCATTGGTGAAGTCAACACGCTAACGGCAACAGACATCACGTCTGGCATTCCTACTATCGGCACCCCTACGGCATCGGCGGAAAGCGTCCTGACATCAACTGGCATTACTGCTGGCGTGCCGACTGTTGCCGACGTTTCCATAAGCCAAGTGCATAACACGACGGCGCTAAACATTAACGCAGGCATACCCGTTGTTGGTACACCCGTTATAACTGGCGCTCAAAGCCTAACGTCAACTGACATTACCACTGGCATTCCCACCCTTGCCAATTCGGCGCTGGTTGAGAATGTTGCGCTAACGTCTACTGACATTACCAGCGGCGTGCCGACAGTTGCGACTGTCTCAATCAGCCAAGTCAGCAACTTAATCCCGATAAGCATTGCCGCTGGCGCTCCAATCGTCGGCACTCCAAGCATGACGCAAGCCCACGTCATTGTGCTGAGTGATATCGTGACTGGTGTCCCGCAGGTAGGCCCGGCCAGCTTCAGGTGGACGGAGCAGTCTATTGCGGCAACAAATTGGACAGATCAATCAACGTCGGCAACAAATTGGACAGATCAATCAACGTCGGCCACGACTTGGACCGAACAGCAGGCGGCGTAGCCATTGCTGGCAAAGTAAGGTATAGTGGTCAAAATGGCCGATTTTAGAGGAACTTAAAATGGCAAATACAACAAATCAGGGTTGGTCAAAACCTACCGTCGGCGGCTCAGAGGACACTTGGGGTGCCACTATCAACACCACGCTGGACGCAATTGACACTTTGGTTGGCCCGGTAACTGCGGCTGAGATTGCTAAACTAGATGGGCTGACAAGTTCGACGGCGGAGTTGAATTTCGTCACTAACGTCACAAGCGCCATTCAAACGCAAATTGACGCAAAAGCCCCAATTGCGTCCCCAACATTTACTGGCACCGCAACAATTCCGGTTGCCGCAATTACAACTGCGACTATTACCACAGCCAATGTCACCACAATAGACTTGGGCGACTGGACGGTCACTGAGGCGGCTGGCGTACTCAAATTTGCTACTGGTGGCGTCAATAAAATGAAGCTGGATGCCTCTGGTAACCTTACCGTGGTGGGCGACGTGACGGGATACGGGACCATATAATATGACTTTACCAGCATCAGGAATAATAAATTTATCTGACATTCAAACTGAGTTTGGTGGTGCTAACCCTATTGGATTGTCGGAGTATTATCGCGGCGGTGCATATGTCACATCAAACAATACAGGTGTCCCGACATCAGGAGCCATAGGTATTGCCGATTTTTACGGGGCTGTTAATCAATTTTCATTTACTATTTCGTCAAGCACACAAGAAGCAAATCTTAACACACTCGCCATAGCAGCAGGCTGGGATGGGTCTGCTCCTTTAATCTGCAATGTGGCTTCGAGCGTTTATGTGTGGTCTGATAATACCTCCAACCCCGGTTTATTGTTAAATGTGGCCAACGCCACAGTTGTCAACAATGGCTACATCATGGGGAAAGGCGGTGCAGGCGGCGGCAGAAATGGAAACAATGCGTCGGCAGGCTCGGCAGGTGGTTCAGCTATTAATATAACCGCTTCGGGGATAGTTATTACAAATAGTATAGGCGCTTACATTGCTGGCGGCGGCGGCGGCGGCGGCGGGTCTGAAAGCGAAACAACAAACTTTGGCGGCGGCGGCGGCGGTGCAGGCGGCGGCGCAGGCGGCATTATAGGATCATCAGCGGCGGCGGGTGGAGCTATAGGCGGGACTGGAGCAACCGCCCCAAGTTATACTAGCGACGACGACGGAACTATAGTCGTCTACCCCGGCGGCGCAGGCGGCGGCGCAGGTGGCGGCGGCGGAATAGGAGATGGAGACGGCGGCAATAGAGGTTCTACGGGCGGCGGCGGCGGCGGTCGCATTCTTCCCGGTGTAGGTGGGACAATAATCATGGATGGCGGCAGTGCTGGAAATGCTGGCCAAGGCGGCTCGTCTTACAACGCTGGTGGCGGCGGCGGATGGGGCGCGGCTGGCGGCGGCTCGCAAGATGCAGGAGGCGGAGCAGGAGGCGCGGCTATCACAGGCACATCTCCGACGCTAACCAACAATGGCACTATTTACGGGAGTACAGTATAATGGCGCTTATTCCCCTTAAAATTCCGGCAGGCTTTTACCGCAACGGCACTGACTACGAGGCGTCTGGCCGATGGCGCGATGGCAGTCTAGTCAGGTGGCGTGACGGTTCGCTGCGCCCAATTGGCGGGTGGCAAGAGCGCAAGGCCAATTTTAGCACAAATCCAATTCGCGGGATGCACTCTTGGGAAGCCAACGACGGCACTGCTTGGCTTGCTGGTGGATCGCACACAGAACTAAATGTAATGACGGGATCAAACACTGTCACTGACGTTGCCCCTATAGACCTTGCTGCTGGCAGGACCAACGCAGAGGTCGAGACTGGATACGGATATGGGTTCTATGGGACAGGTTATTACGGACAGCCTAGACCTGATTATGGTAACTATTCAGAGGCTACAACTTGGAGCCTCGACAACTGGGGCGAATATCTTGTCGCTTGCGATAGCTCTGACGGTAGAATTTTAGAGTGGCAGCTCAATGTTGCCGTTAAGGCAGCAGCAGTAGCAAACGCCCCTATCTCGAACTCTAGCTTGATTGTTACGGAAGAGCGGTTTATTTTTGCCCTTGGCTCTGGCGGCAATCCCCGCAAGATTTCTTGGTGCGACAGAGAGAACAACACTCTCTGGACTGCTGCGGCAACCAACGAGGCTGGCGACATTGAGCTACAAACCTCCGGCCAAATTATGTCTGCCACTCGCACCAAGGGCCAGACGCTCATTCTAACAGATGTTGACGCCCACACGGCTCGCTATCAAGGCCCACCTTACGTCTACGGGTTTGAGCGCGTCGGTACTTCCTGCGGCGTCATATCTCGAAAAGCCTCTGCTGACGTTGACGTTGGCGTTTTCTGGATGGGCCAGCGTGGGTTTTATATGTTTAACGGAAACTCTGTTCAGGAGGTTCCATGTGAAGTTCACGATTATGTTTTTGGCGACATGAACTCAGCCCAGCAAAGCAAAATATGGGCTTGGAACAATGGCCAGTTTGGTGAGATTTGGTGGTTTTACCCATCTGGTAGCAGCACGGAAATTGACCGCTATGTTGCGTTTGACTACAAAGAACAGCACTGGCTTATTGGCAACCTTGACAGAACCTCTGGCGTTCAGCGCGGCGTGTTTAAGTATCCGTTTATGACCAACGATGACGTTGATTTGATTGAGCATGAGGTTGGCTTTAACGTAGACAGCGCAAGCATATTTGCTGAAACTGGTCCTATAAGCGCAGGCGCTGGTGACAACATTTTAAATATTACACAGGTAATCCCTGACGAGGTCACTCAAGGAGATGTGAGTTTAACCTTTAAAACTAGATTTTATCCAAACGATTTTGAGCGTTCTTATGGTCCGTATAATCCATCTAATCCCACTTCCGTCAGATTTAGCGGCAGGCAATTCAGAATGAGAATTGACGGAACTGAATTAAGCTCTTGGAAAGTCGGGACAATGAGGGTCGAGGCAAAGCCGATGGGTAAGCGCTAATGGCAGCCCCGGTACTCCCACCACTTGGACCTGACTGGGCGCAGTGGGGCAGGCAGCTCTCAAGCTATTTGTCCCGCCAGTTGCCGCGTTTGTTTACAAAGACAAGCACGGACAACCCGTCTGAGAATGGCATTATACTTTGGGATGAAGTAAATGGTTATCCAGTTGTGTCAAAGAACAACGAGTGGCGTCAGGTTGTATTAGAAGATGGACACGCAAATTTCATACTTACATCTGACGTAACCCCGGCATTGGCCAATACTGGTTATAAGTTGACCTACGACGCGCCTGTTGGAAATAGCGGCATTACTCAAGGCACTCCGCCATCTAGGATTGTGTTTGAAGAAGCTGGTGAGTACATCCTATCTTTCTCAGCACAAATATCATCTACCTCTGGCAGCACGGTGCATTTTTACTTTTGGCCAAGCGTAAATGGAACTGCTGTTGCTGACAGCGCAATGACAACGGCCTTGCATCAAAATAACGCCACTGTTGTTGTGTCCCGCAGTCAGATTTTTACTGTAACCGCTGGAAGTTATGTTGAGGTCAATTATATGATTGATAGCACAAACGGCTTTCTAAATTACACGGCAGCATCTTCCCCCGTACCAGCGTTGCCTGCGTCTACTCTTTCGATTACGAGGTTGCATGGATAGCGCTTTAGAAAAATGCCGGACGTGGATTGAAGACGCCTTGTCGTATTGCGATGGCACCCACGCTTGGGAAGATATCGAAAATGGCATACATACAGGGGCCATGCAGTTATGGCCTGCGCCAAAGGGGTGTATAGTTACTGAAATTGTGGTATATCCCAGAAAGAAAATTATTAATATCTTCTTAGCTGGTGGCGAATTGGATCAGATTTTGGATATGAACGACGACGTTAGGGCTTGGGCCAAG